AAGAGCTTATCATTCGGTCGACTCCCGTACTCAATGACGCCATGTGGCAACTGGATAAAGCCGAAGCATGGGCTGAAGAGTCAGAGGATGTCGAGGTTGAAACAGGTAAGTATAGTGCCAAGCATTGGGCTGCGAAGGCTGAAGAGTATGCTGGTGCTGGCTACAACAATATTTCCACTCACACGTATGATGAGTCGACCAAGCGGCTCGTAATTGGCGTTTGTCGCTCTACCTTTACCGCTGAACCGCTGGAAGGAGTTGAAGTAGTTTGTATTACGCTTGTAGAAGTCCAGGTGAATGTCGTGTCTTCTACGTCATCCACATAAACGTGAACATGCGTCTCATCAATGTAACCAAAGGGAACACTGAACGTGTCACTATTCCCGGTGGCTACATACTCTGCATAAGAATTAGGCATTATTTTTTACCTTCCTGTTGCTCTATCGAGCCATGTAAAGTTTCGAGTTGTGAGGTCCTTGATAATCGTATTACCTGCAATTGCATCAGCTCTTCGCAGCATCCTGCGTTCAACCTCATCCTTATCGAGGATTCCTCCATCACCCCAAAGCATCTCATCTCGAATAACCTTTCTCCATCTGGAGATATGATTCCGTATTTGGTCAGCCACAAGTGCATGGTCACCTACGTCTTCCAGGTTGGCAACCAACTCTGTCAGGGATTCCTTCATACCGGATTCCGATATGCGTTTGTTGTACTCGTCATATTGAGCATCGGTCATCTCCCAGGGACCAAAGCGTTTGGAATTTCCTTTCTGTGAAGGCTTGCGGACATTGCAGCGAACTTCCAGCATCCTGTTGAGGACAGGGTCCTGAGACATAGGGCTTCGATTAATGATACCCATGACTCGGTCGTGCCTCGGGACTACTTCACCGTAGATTATGTGTCGTTTGGGTGCAGCCTTTGAAGGCACCGTCTTCGCCCAGAATTGCTCTGCGACGGTACGTGCTTCCCGCATGACATCATTGGCACCAACCATGGAGTGGGCCAAGTCGAACAGCCTCGGATAGAACTTACCCACCTGTTTCAATCCCCACTTGCTGAGGTTCATGCGTTCAGGTTGCGTGAGAAGCTCCATTCCTTCCTTCATGGATTTGGTTACCGTTTTGTTCATCAATGGTTCAGTGAAGGCCAGCAGATAAGCCATCATGACATCCTGCACTCCGTCGAGGTCTGAGGTACCGCTTTCTTCTACGTCCTCATTGTACCAACTGTGAATCTTAGCAGCCGCTGACAAGTCAGCACCTATGCCTATGAGGAAAGCCAGCGGGTCCTGTCGACTGTAATCCAGAAATTCAACACGGCCATCCTTCTTCTTGTGAACAAAGGAATAGGCCTGCACATCGTTCGCATTGTGAATCTCTCGTTGGTCAGATGGTGTCCTGCCTGTTATCAATCCAGCTTGGTGCATGGCATAACCTGCAGCCAGCACAGAAGACCCCATAGCCCATCTTGCCAGTAGCTCCACCTTATCCTGGGCAGATCCGTTCTTGAGAACGTCACGTTGCCACTGAGCTGCTAAGCCAAGAGGGGTCTGTTGCAGGGCGTACTTCGGTAGGTTGACCGTCACCTTATAAAACGGAACGAACAGCATGCGGCCAATGATGCCAACATTCGTGTTCAACGCTCGTTCAATGGCTCCTGTAAACGGGTCCAGGTGGTCAGTGTAGGTCTGATACCGTGCTTGATTCAGCGCCTGGTAATGAAGGGCAGGGTCAAGATTGTGCATCTGGGTCTCTATGAACCTGCCAATCTGCTCTTGTGTTTCGCATCCTTCCTCCACGGCAGCGCGGTAGAGTCTTCGATTGAGTTCCGTCCGGTAACCGATTCCCTTGAAAACCTCATCACCAGCAGTCAGGCCATGAAAAGGAAGACGTATGACTTTACCCATGGGCAACTTCATCATTCCTATTTTCAGGTAGTCAGGGATCGCTCCCAACGATTGGCCTTCGTACTTTACCATTTTGTCCACCTGAGGCTCACCTGATATGAGTGCCTTCCACATATCGCCGGACTCTCCAGACATGATTGCTTTCTTTGGATTCTTAACCAGACCCTTCCACCCACCTTCAACTTTAAAAGAATCTACCAAAGACTTCTTGAGAGCCTCTTTCTGAAAATACCATTCTTGCATGGCTTTGTTGTCGAACTTGAGTGGATTGCGGATACCCTGAGCCTGTTGCCAGGCGTTGTACCGGATGCCTGCATATCGGGAGGCCATTTCGATACCCACCGCATAGGAGGATCCTAAGACGTTGACAACCTGTGTAACCGGATGGGACAGCAACATCGCCTGTTCCAGTTCCAGCAACCCCTTCATGAACCTGTTTCTCATCAAGTTCTTGGCGCGAAGGTTCCTCAGCTTGGGGTCCCTGGCCTTCCTGAAGTAATTGAGCATCTTGTCGATTTCAGGTTCTGTTGACTTCCGGATGGTATCAAATTCACTCCTGGGTATAGCGTCGAAGTCGAACCGGTTCTTCAAACCAAAGTCAGACCATACACGCATACCGCGCCCCATCTCTGCTCGGATGCCAAACACAGCTTCCTGAAGTTCTGCCAGGATACGGATGTGTTCCATGGCTTTCAGTTTATCGGAGAACTTTGCCTCTTGTACATCATCGATCCGCTCTTTGATGAACTTGGCTGTCTGCTCTCCATAGGAGGTCATTACCTCGTTAATAGCCTTGGCCTTGGAAGCCAATTGATTTGTACTCAGCTTGACATCATGGGCCATCTGGAGGGCCTTCTCCAGTTTAACGTGCTTCATTCCCATGTTGTTCGATAATCTCTTTACATGGTTCTGTACCTGTTGGTCGACCTCTTTATCGGACACACGGCTCTTGTGCGTGCCTCGGTCTTTCAGGGGTCCACCTCTGGCTGTATCTATACGCTTCTGGACGGAACGGTTGATGGAGTCGACGATGTCCGCACCAGACATACCGTTAGCTTCAGCACGCTCCAAAAGTTTACTGTTGAATCCTTCAGCGTTTGATTCCAAGATTTCATCCAGCACCTTCGCTGATTCAGCCACCTTTTCCTGCGTATGCGGTTCAGGTGCAGCACCCTTCTTGGTGGGCTTTACCTCGTCAGCCTGGAAGATACCTTTTTCGTCAAGTTCCTCGAACACGTTTCTCATTTTCTTGGACATTTCATCCTCAGGGTGGCTCTTGACGACTTTCTCAATGTTCTCCGCTATCTCGGGGCTTCCCTTGCGTAGTCCTTTAATATACTCGACCAACGCTCTTTTCCCGGCAACAGCGAAAACCTGGGCAATAGCAGGGGAGGTTATGCCAGCAATAATCTGACTGACCGTTCCTCCACCGGCGGCACCAATAGCGTCCATGGCTCCAGCAGCAACACGGCCAATGACGACATCCTTGCCCATCTCTTTGGCAACCGCTTTAGCACCTACCTTCATACCTCCACGCATAAGCGCTGAGATGCCTCCAGTACCTATATCGATGAGAACATCGACAGGGTCCATCAGCATCATCGGATCGCCTACCTCACCCCAAACATCCTCCAGCTTCTGTCCTGCCATCAGGGCGTTCAGTTCATACTGCCCTCTGGAGGCGGCTGGATTCCATTCAGGTTGTTCCTTGTATTCCTTGTACGCTCTGGCCATGCCCTCAGTAATGAAGCCACGGTCGTATGCGTACTTGATGCGGTCCTCATCCAGGTCGAGATATGAGGAGTTTTGCAGCGCGTGATACGTCTTGTAATCACGTACCGATGTTTCGTTGTAAAGTCCATCATCATACCCTTGTCGAATCTCGTCCTCGGACAATTCGAACAAAGGGTTTTGGAACAGGGGATTCCCCTGCTCCTCTCCCTGATTATCAGTATTTTCAGTGGCAGTAACCTCGGTCACTTAATGCCTCCTATGATGTTAAAGGTCTGCGAAGGGAGTCTTCCCTCCGGTAGTGATTGTTTTCGCAGCCTCGACTGCTTTGCTATTGGTAGGCTTTCTTGCTCCGTCAGGATCGACTACATGCTCAGGGATAGCGATAGTCCCTCCGCGCGGTAGAACCTGTTGGTACGCCATGTAAATAGCTTTCTGCTTTGCCCAATCCAGGGCCTCCCAGGTCAACTTGCCTTCTTCCTCTCGACGCTGTTCGACATACTCAGCAAACAGACGCTTACCCAAGTTGGATCTGCGCCTTGTGATGTCAGTACCCATGGGGTTCATCGTTTCGTCGAAAGTCCCTGGGAGCATGAGTTCTTGGCCGATACCGCTCCGCATATCAGTGAATGCTTTATCCTGCGGACTCTTGCCCGTCCCTCCAGCCTTCTTGTCCTTCAGGGCCTTCTCGTTGGCCTTCTGTATTCGCTCGAAGACTTTCAGGTAGTCTCCCCTCGAAAGGTTCTCTTTGAAGTTGCGGAGTGTAGCCAGGTCCAGCTTGTTGTCATCCGCTCTGACAAGCAGGTCGGTGTACACATCCGGATTGCTATCGTTGGCAAAGTAGTCGTCACCTGCCCTAATCTCGGAAACGAACTGGTGAATATGCTCGTACTCCTTCGGTGTGTAGAAGTCCTTCACCTTGGCAACCATCAGCATGGCTTCATTGATTTGTCGAGAGTCTCCTGAATAGAGAGCATCGATAACGAAGCGCTGAGCGTTAGCAGCGGACTCTTGCTGAACAAGCTTTACTCTGGCCTGCTCTTCGCGTTCCATTCCATCACGAGCGCTCTCAGCCTGTCTGACGTACCTCGCGATGGCCTCCTTGTTGGCCGTATCCCATATGGCTATGCCGTCTTTGTCCTTCAGCATGGTGAAGTCCAAGAAGTCAGGACGGCCTGAACGCACAGCGAGGGTACCGATGCTATCGATTATTTTGGCATTAACTTGGTCTTTCGTTAAATTCTTGTACTGCTTTGCCAGTTCCTGTTGGTTACGGACCATGGTGTGTAGATGCTCCGCTTTGATTTGGTTATCAAAGAGGGGCTGCTCATTAACGGAGACCAATTCAGCCTGTGCCACACCACCAAGGCGATTCAGAAAATCCTCGGTATCCAGCTTATCCTGGTGGACGTAATAGCTCTGAATGGTTTTGTGTTCGTACTCTGCCCCCAACGGGAGGAACCCTTCGATGAAGGACCGGTTCTGTCCTTTGAGAAATTCCGTTTTGGTTTTCTGGAGGGCCAGCATGAACTCATCCTCGGGCAAGTCCTTTGCTTTTGTGAAAAGGTTATCCAGCTTACTTTTGAATACAGCGGTGGACGCCTTACCGGCCATTGCATCTTTCGCTCGGTCGGCCAGGTCCTCCGGTTCATCAGGTACTGCATCAATCTCGATATCAAGAAAGCCAGCAATCGTTCCTTTACGCTCTTTCTCTTCCTTGATGTCTTTGAAGAGACCACTACGTCCTGCGGCCATGGCACGGGTGATGTCGTCCAGCGCACTGGCGAATTGCCCTGCATGGTCGGCTCTACGTTGTGGTCGGAAATTGTCAAAGTACAGGTTTCTATCCTGCACGTTCACCCTGGGAGCTTGCTGCCCACGGGGTGAGGCGAAACGTCTATTCCTTCGGATATTAGCTTGCCTCGGCATGCTCTATCTCTCCTATTGTATTAGTCTCCTCCAGTGATGTCCTCAAGGTCTGTTCCCATCTTGTAGCCTTCCATGCCACCCCTGAGCGCACTGGTTCCAATCTGAAGTCCAGTAAGGAACGGATTGGTCCTGGGGGCCTTGTTGGCGTTTATGGTATTCATGGCGTTGAGGTCGAACGCTTCACCTTGGAGTCTCGCTCGATTGACAGTATTGGCATAATTGAAATCAATTACACCCTCGTTCTCGCTTTCTTGAACCATACTCTCGGCCAGTTGACTAAGTAGGGCGTTCCCGAATACACCAGCTTCGGAAGCAGAGGCAGCAATCTGCCCTCTCTGCTTGCTGGCTTCTCGACTAATCGCTAACTTGTCCAACTTGGCCTGAGCCTGAGCTTCAGACAGCGTCTGCGCTATCTGTTTCTCTTGTAGGTTCCTCTGGGCTACGGCAGCTTCGTAAGCTTGTGCTTGCCTCTCCTGAGCAATATCTCTCTGCTGTTCAGCTTTAAGTAGCTGCCCACCTGCCATAGCCATTCCCATGAAAAAGGCGGCGGGATTACACATTATCGATTTCTCCTTCCTCTGAATATGAAGGTACGGAATAGTACACCGTTCTTTGAGAACCCTGTGTACTCGGTAGGAAATTCTGCTCCCAGGTACTTCAGGAAGTTGACAGCTTTCGTGTTGCGAGAGTCCACAAAATTGATAAGAAGTCTGTATCGTTTTCTCCACGCAGTCATCATACGCCGCACCAGCTTGACGCCTAAAATCTTATGCTTGTCAAAATCTGTACCGACAATCATCCATGGGGCAGCGTGTCTGCGATGGTAAGGTGAACGAACCAGACCGCCTATAGCCAGCAGCATACCATCGTCTTCATTAATGAATACGTATGTTTCGTTATTCGGATTGGCAACTTCCTTCATTAATGTGCGTATGGGAGAATCACCATTCAGTGCCAACATTTCCTCTTCATCGGCCTGACGGATAACAAAGTTTTGAATCCTTGGGATGTCTATCTCAAGGTTTAATGGTCTATAAATCATAGTAGCTTACTCCTTAAATTGAACCAGCCCTCGTACATGGCAGCATGCAGATTGAGGGGAAGGTAGGTATCACTCTCAATTTCAATGTAAGCGTCACGGGCATTCCCCATCACAGGGAAACGTCTTGACCCTGATTGAAGAGCAGCTTCTCCCGTTTCCGTTGTACCGATGAGTACACCAGAATAGATGTGTTCAATCTCTACGGTATCTCTGGCTCCATTCGTTACACTTACTTTGAACGGTCCTGTGTCCTCGTAGGTTAGCTTTAGTGATCGGATCTGAAGCCTACCATCTGTGATAGGTCTATCCTTTCTATCTTTTAAATACCACTGACTCAGGCCAACCTTCATTGTGAACGGAGTCCCTACATAATAGCGAGTGGAACCACAATCACCTTCAACTGTAAGCGTAGTTTCAGCGAACATGTCGTGTTCATAGACTGGCATTCCAGTATCAGGGTCAACAATGTAATAGGTCTCGAACGCCCCTGTATAACCTGTTGTATGACTGATTGTGAAGGTAGTCGTATCACTCCCACTATCATAGACGCCCTGCAGGATTTCCATTCTATCCAAGCTAACACGCCAATCCAACTCTGAACCATATCCTGTACTGGAAGTGATGTTCTCCAATTGAATCTTCTCTAAGCAGAGAGTCCCTCTAACCAAAACAATATACAGCGTTGTCCCAACAACCTTGATACCGCTAATTTCTGCATCGAAGGTCCATTTCGACCATGCAGACTGTGGCTTTTCCTGCCCATTCCAAAAATACTTATATACGTACAGGGATTGAGGGTCTCCACTGGAGTTTACGAACAACATGTCAAGTGGGTTACAGCTTTCCAAGTAACAGTCTCCAGATGGGATATATTTGGGAACATGTGCCGTCACGTCGGCAGCATCCGTAACCAGAGTGTCAGGCTGAATATAATATTCACGCACAGAAAGGTAAGAATCTTTCGGATTGATGAAGTATGCATTCGCGCCAGCATTTGCAGGCGTGTGATACTGTTCCGTTTTATATGTGGTATTCGGCGTAACAGTCACGGTTCGAGGACTTAGTGGTCCACCATCCGAACTCAAATCAATCTGATTCTCCGAAGTAAATAAAACCAATGACTTGTCGAATGTAGCAGTGGAATACAAGACGGTCATATCGTTCGTACTGACAGAAATGTCAATAGGGTCATCATCAAAGATGTCTAAAGCGGACTGTCTAAAGAAGTCATAGTACCCACCGGATCGACTCAAAATGACATTTGCCTGCGAGAGAAACCCAAGGCGATTTTTGTAGAAGAAAGTATTAGATATGGACGATCCAACAAACGAAGGATTCAAGTTAGAATAGGAGTCTCCAACAGTCCTCTCTCCCCAATCAAAGGGGCAAAAGGTAAACTGGGTTTCACTTGATTTGTAAAGGAAATGTGGCATGGTATCTTGGTCAAGCTTGTAGGGTATACCTACGTTAACGGTCTCAAGCCATGTCGTGCCATCCCAATACATATAGTAATTGTCGAAGTTATTGTCAGGGTCACCCGTTATTTTGTATATGTCACCAGTGGTAGGGGATTCAGGTAAATCGACGTAGGATTGCACTGTGCCTGTGAGCGTACCTGAAGTGGTATCACTATCCATTGCCACGGTGGTGGTGGTGTTCACAATGACGGCAAAAGTCGTCATCGTCATTACTTTGAATTCTTTCTCAGGGTCATTGGAGGTTACATAGGTTTTCTTGGTATTGTCCAAAGTAAAGTTGAAAGAATTATCAATCGTACCGTACCGAACAGAGTATTCCGTACCATCGGTATCGTAGACCTCTATCGGCTTCTGTGAATCACCTGTAATGAGAACGATATACTGGTCACCGTCACCTCTATCCAAAGCATGCATGAAGCTTCTGGAGACATACCATGGAGTATCCAGTTGAACCATATGTTCCGTACCGGGACGCTTATACAAACCATCCACCAGACTACCTATGGCATTCTCTTGCAACTGAAGTTGATTATCTTTACGGGAGGAGGGGTGCTGTTGACTAACTCCATTCCATAAGCCTGAGAGTATCTTAGATACCAATCCCATTACCAGGCCCTCCTATAGACGATGTCTCGGGTGTCAGGTGAGGTCAAGATGTTGGCATTCGAGTTACGGGCTTCATGCCGTTTGAAGGTCAACCTTGACTCGGTGAAGTCTCTGTCAGTCTGCTTCAGCATCGATTCAGATCCCACACGGTTGGACATAAAGCGACGGGCAGCGTCCATCATGATGTATTCACGGACGTGTTCCGGCAGATAAGTCCATTCCAAAAAGAGTACCAAGTCACACGTAATCGCGGCAGTGAACTCATAGGTGTTCTCGTAGGCGTCATACAGCTTGCCATTTCGAATATATACATGGTTGTCATATTGGACATTCGTGACATCCAGCGTGTTGGCAGGCAGCACGATATGGTTGCTCACGTCCAGGGCCAACTCATATTCAAGTTCAGTGTTACAGTTGAGACCTTCTTTTTGAATCTTGCGGGAGGTTCGATGGAGAAGCTTATAGGCACTGGAAGCTTCGGAGACCTCAGTGTCGTCCAGAGTGGAGACACCAAACTCACCAATCATCTCCAGCATGGAGTTGACAGCTTCAAGTTCTGTGGTGCAGGTGTAAACAAGTGCCATTGATTTATCTCCTTATAATTTGTTATTATGTGATGGTGGTTCCGATGAGGACCAATCCAGCACCATATACATAATCAAACATGTCTTTGATGTTGAAGTTCTTGTCGATGAATGCTTCTTTGGCGGCACCCACTACAAGGGGCAAGCAGATAGCCAGCCAGTAGATGCCTGTGTAAGTGAAGATGCCGTAGCATAAGGCAGCACCAACGGTCATGTGGATGTGGCTGTCGATTCCAATGATGTTGGCTTTCTTCGATAATTCTTTAAACTTGGCTATCAGGTTCATGTGGTGCCTTTCTTTGAGATGTGATGAATGAAAAACGAAAAAAAGGGAGACCCCTGTGTGTGCAAGAGGTCTCCCTTAAATACGGTGTTACAGTTTAATTAAGCAGCAGGTACCAAGTCGGTATTCAATTGCGGATTGAACACAAACTCGGTCGCGGACAGCGCATAGCCTACAATCTGAAGAACATCGTCTTCAGTATCAGGGGCAGTCTGCGTAATAGCACCAGCGGTATCATCCAAGTACAAGGCTCCACCTTCCGTATAAGTTACACCATCATTACGGACACGGCCAAACCACAGGACTTTGATGTAGTCGCCATCCTCACCGGACTCCAGGGCCATGCACTGGCAAGGGGCTTCACCAGCCGCATCAGCATCGGCCAGCATGAACTCTTCCGCAGTACCATCCATATACAGAAGTTCGTAAGCGTCAACGTCCTCGCCTACAACTTCCTTGGAAATGATACCGGAGAAGTACCCAGGAGCTTCGACATAGCCATCATTGGCCTGAGCAACAGTCTGAATAGGACCGTGGCTCATGGTCATCATTTTTTCCATCGGATCACATCTCCTTCAATAAGGTGAAAAGGCGCTGCCCAGGTTTTCTAATATGGAGGGCAGCACCTTCTATTTGAAAAACAAGCAAACGAAAAACGGTTAGCTTACGTCAGCGTTCGCCAACTCAATTGCGCACTCGCTCTGAAGCATACCGTGGCCCATGGCATAACGGGCAACCATGAGCGTACCCTGGCGACGGATGTCCCACTCGGACTGAATGCTCAGGTCCATCAGTTTGACGGTACCAACAGCGTCAGGCGTGAAGACAATACCCTCGGTCGTCGCAGCGTCGACGCCATGATAAGTGTCGGACTCGGTATCGGTCGTGGGCAGGGTCGGGCAGGGAATCATGTTGATGCCAGCAATCTTGACAACCTTACCGTCGGCGTAGGAACCTTCTCCACCGTAGTCACGATGGATAACGCTGAATCCACCAGCGGACAGCGCCTGAACCAGATTGTAGTAACGGGTGGGGGTCAGCAGGCAGTAACGGGGGCCATCAACGTACTTATTGTCCAATTTGGCGGCGGCGCTATACATCGAACTAGACCAAGCGGCCAAGAAGTCAGCATCCGTAGCGGAATCCAGATCGGCATTAACAATACGTTCACCCTTGGTACCACCGGTGGTCAGCGCGGAGCTTTCCCGGGCAGCAAGGATGAGGTTACGCATGACGTTCTTGTCGAAGGTTAGGGCCAATTTGTGGGCCATCATGCTGGAGTATTTACTCCGAACGTCGAAGTGACTCATGGCATCATCCAGGTCATCGATGAAGGCATGGCTAATCAACAGTTTGTCGATAGTGATGACACGTTCGTTCTTCGGAACTTCCTGACCAACAATCTCGGAACCAGGCGTATGGTACTCGGCGTCAGGCATGTTACCAATAACGGGGAACTGCTTCCCCAATATGTAATAGGTTAGTATCACATCTCAGATTGCTCTGAGGATCGGACTGTACCTTCCACCCATTCTACCGCACGTCTAATAGCGGCAGGGTCATCTCTAAGCATACCAATGGCTCTGTTGCAGTTGTGACACAAAAGACCTCGGATCGTTCCGGTCTCATGGTCATGGTCTACACAGAAAGCCTTGTAACGCTTAGAATACAAGCGGCGTTTACAAATGCCACATCGACCTTCCTGTCTGCGGTACATGGCCCAATAGTCTCGGTCTGAGACACCAAGGGTTCTCTCACGGGATTGAGAAATTCGACACGCTTTGCATGTTGAATCCATCCTTCCGGTCTTTTTGTCCTTTTTGTAGAACTCAGTTTCCGGTTTTGATTGTCCACAATACTTACAGGAATACAGGGTTGGGCCGTGTCCAGTCTCTACACCTTCTCGCGCTCTGCGATGTCTTGGCTCGGTATTGCCCTTGTAGGGTTTCACCGAATTTACGGCCAGTTTAGAGTCGGCCCAGTTCATTGTAGGGTTAAGCCGACTTCCCGCTCTGGATGGTACGAACAGTGTGTTTGTCCAGCGTAAGGCTCTTGGCCTCAAACTGAGTGATAACTTCGCCAGCAAAGACTTTCAGGAACAGCGCTCTTTGCTGATCGACAGTGGTATCGGCGTTATTTATCGCGCCGGTAAAGTTGACAGTAGCGTTAGACATTTGAATATCTCCTCGTTAAATGAAAGAAAAAGTTAAATTAGAGTATGTGGTTGAATGATTCCTCTCGATGTCCACCAAACCATTCACCAATTTTCTTCAAAGGTATCCAATATGTCAGCATCCTCGGATGCCTACTGCATCGGGCTTTGCGTCCTAATAGGTTGGAGGTAGTGGGTGGGAAGTGAGGATGCCGTGTACTCTCATCACTGCGTACAATTGGCGGTCATCCTCACTGTGGGGAGAGGCGGGATCACTCCACGGTAGCTACAACGTGGAGGTGATTGCGAAATAGGTGGGACGGATTAGAGCCAAGAAGTCTTGGCAATGTTCTCCATAACGGTTTTCCGAAAGCCTGGGTCCGACTTGTACCTGGGATCACTTATGTCTCTCTGCATTGCTGCCTTGTCGGCATAGCCCTTCGGCTTAGGAGTGGACTTCGCTTTCGGCGTAATTTTATTCTGCGGCGGCATGCTGTTCTGTTGGCCATATTTGAACTTCAGGTACTCAATCTGAGCCGTCATCTGTTCCATATCACCAGAAGCAAGGGCAGTATTAAAGCCATCGATCTCGGCGTCAGAGAGGTTATCTTCACCCCATTCTGTCATCGCCTCGAACTGTTCTTTGCCACCAGCAACCTGCATCAGTTGGTCTCGTTGATGGGTCATACCGGAAACCATAGCGTTGACCATCTCGCGAGTGATGCCCAGGTTTTCCAATTCGGTAAAGGATTCATCCGACAGCGTGCCGTTGTCGAAGACCTCTTGGTTGAACCTATCAATTTTCTCTTGGCTCAGTCCTTTGGTTTCTTCGTCGCCAGCTTCGCTATCACCAGAAGCATCGTCACCATCGCTATCAGAATCGCCAGCTTTATCCTGGTCACCGCTTCCTTCAGCGTCTTCGTTATCGTCGTCATCAGCATTCCCATCTCCCGGATCGTCATCGTCAGATGAATTGGCGTCATCGTCATCCGAACGATGTTGACTTCCGACGCCAGCTTCCAACTCTTTGTACATGTTGATGAGGTCTTCGTCGCTCTTATCCTTGAGCGACAATTCCTGTATCCCTTTCAGGAGGTCTTCGCGAGTCTTGTACTTTCCGGCAAGCAATTCTTCCTGCGAGTTGGTGGCGGTTGCAGTGCCTTCATCGGCCTTCTTCGCCATCTTTTCCAAATACTCGTCGACAGCTTTCGGGTCTTCAGTCTGACCCTCTCCGTTGGGATCTGTGTTCACAACAATTGTATCTTTATCAGACATATGGGTCTCTCTCCCCTTGTGTGATGTTCAGGATTATTTGAAAGCTTTGTCCAACTGAGCTTTCTTCTTGGCCTTGGGCGTCAGGTAAGAGCCGTTGTAAAGCTTCGGACTCTTCATTTTCTTACCTTTTTTGCCCTTATCCTCTTTGTCCTTTTTCTTCTTTTTCTTCTTCTTATCGATGCCAAGCATCTTTTTAAGACTGAGCATTCTTTTGTCCTCCAAGTTGATTGATGATATTGGGACCAAGGCGCTCCATGATGGATTGCATTTGGTTCTGTTCCTGCAGCTTTTTGACTTCCTCTTCGGATCGAATCAAACCATCTGTGTCCACACCAAGGGCCGTGAAGACCCTGTCGATGTAGTCGTTGATTACCATGTATGTCTGCATGACATCCGGTCCCAACGGTTCCAGGTACTGTAGGCCAGTGATAAGCTTCTGGAGGTCGTGGCCTCTACCCAGGGCGTCAAACCCAGTGATGATGGTCGGATGAACACCGTCAGGTAGAGAGGGCAGCTTCTTGCTCTTGGTCAACTTTGACATCAGGATGTTGACAAGGGGTAACTGCAACTCCAGAGAGAGTAGACTGTAAATACCACCAACGGCATCATTTAGCTCCTGGGCCATGTAACGGATCTCTTCAGCCGTAACACGCTCAGCGTTACGCTGGATCGACTCGTTAAGCAGGAAGGCTCGGCTGAGCCGTTGGTCTACAGTCTGCGCTTGGTCGTAGGCTATCTTGAAATCGTGGAACTTTTCGATCTGAAGGACGGTCACATCGTCCGCAGTACCGACGACATAGTCTCCATTCAATGCATTCTGGAGATCCCGAATGTTGGTGGTTCCGTTAGGGTTGACCAGCATGACAACCTTGGCGGCGGCAGCGGCACCCTCAAGAAGGTGGCGGTTCAGCCCATCCAAAGAGATGAAGTCTCCCAGGTACTCTTCGACCTGTCCTCGACCATAGTCTTCGCCATCAGCCAGCATCCAGACCAACGGGATGTAGGGGAAGTCTTCCTTTACATAGGTTCCTTCCGATCCAGGTACTGTCTGACCAAGTACCTCCTGCGCGACATTCCACTTTCCTTGTTTCCAGTGGCAGTGCGTAAAGAGGTCGATGACTTTCTCTTTGTTCTTGGTGGGGTCTGTTTCATTCTCTGGTCTCTCTTCTTCAATTCCTTCAGGAAGTTCTTCACGGGTGATACCCTCCTTGATAATTATTTCAATCACTCGGCCAGAAGGAGACCTGCGTACAACGAACTTGTCCAGGCGGTGGACCTTCATGCGTCCTTCTTTCGGGACTTCCAGTAGGCCATTGCCTGTCACGATAAGCAGGCGTAGCGCTCGATACAGAGGCACACGATAAGCCATCATCTCAAAGTGGGTGGTGGCGTTGACCTCAACCATTGCGAGTCGCTTGCGTACTTTGGTTTTAAAACCTTCCTCACCGTATTGGGCCTTCAGTTCCTCCATCACGGCTGGTTCAACGTCATATCGAAAGAACGGGCTATTCGGAGGGAATAGGGTTAGCATCAATTTGGATGCAAGATTGTTGACCGCTCTCGCTCCCAGGCTTTGGTAGGGAGTCGGGAGTTGGACATCCTCATTGTCTCCCTCAGGGGGCAACAAACTCGGGATGGTTAAAGCGGAACACTTCCTGCATCGGCTCAAGTGGTTCTGTCGGTTCGCATCCAAGCGGGACCAGATACCACTTACGACACCTTTGTCTTCTGTACTCATCTTGGTATATTCATGCCTCCCTGAGGCTCACTGTATGTGTTGACCTGGGAACTGGCTCTGTTGCGACTCCTTGTGAAATTCATCTCAGATCTGGTCCGCATGCTGTTCAGAAGGGTATTGTACTCTTCCATCATCTTCGCACGGTACTCTGTGCGTGCAGCCTCTTTAGATAAATCGTAAGTCTCCAGTTTGGTCTTCATTAACTCAAGGGCCTGTTGGTTGTAGGTATTGTCATTTTCCCATTGTCTTGTGTCTCGATACTGAGGTTCCCTCTCCAACTCTTCGTTCGTTGTGCGGTCTCTGGAGGGGTCCCATCCCTCACCTGTGTTGGGGGCTGGTGTATTCATGGCATCTTCTCTGGCTCCTCTGTCATCCACAGCGGCTCCATTGGGTTGCCATCCTTCACCAGAACCATAGTCAGGCATGATGCGTTCAAGGGACCCTTTCACATTACCACCCAACTCCACCCATCGGGCGAAGTCTTTGTAGTTGTCTGAGGTGATGTCAGTGGTTAGCAGCTTGTCGATATTGAGCGCGCCTCTGCCAACAAAGTTGTCATTGTAGAGGCCAAGCTTCTGGGAAAGGGCCACCCTCTCCTCCCATAGGGAATTGAAGGTGGCATCTCCTTTGGTAGGAGCCTTGAAGAGGTCCTGCGAGGGTGTAGGTGTGGGAGCCTGTTGCTGAACAGGCTTATACAGCATCGGAGCAGACTGAGACAACCTGTTAAAATTTGTTGCCATAGTCTTTTAAATCTCCTTTCATCAAGAAGGGTATAGGTTCTCATCCTCCTTAGTGTTTAGTGAGGCAAGCAGCTCGTTGACAAGCTTGCGTTGTCCTGCTTTCATCCAGATTACCCTATCGCTATCTTCAGGGTCAGGACATCTGTCTGGATATTTCTTAGCCAGTAATTCAATAAGGTCAGCACTTAGTGCCGGAAGTTTAGCTATCATACTTCCTCCCCTTCGTTCATGTGCTGTTGTCTTGAAGTGTCCAGTAAAAGTATAAATCGTAAACTCATATAATTAGAATGCCAACGTCTTATAATTACGGATGGCACTGTGTACTGTTGCATCTCCCAATTCAGTGTTCCAGTACTTTTTGTAATACTTGGCCAGTCCCATGATATCATCGGCATCAGGAAGCGGCTCCGAAAATCGATAATACTGAAGCCTTGCCACCAGAATTTGGAACGGGATGTTCCCCATCAAGTGATAGGAGATTGGGATCTGTGTGTCCATGAAGAAATTGTCAACCTTGTCCATCAGCCCAGGGCGATAGCGTAGGTAATTCTCCATCAGATCGTTGTACGTGGCAGGTTCTATCTGAAAGATACCTAAGGCAGGGCCTGAGCCTAATTGTTTGATATAGCGCCCACAGTGACTCTCCTGGGCGGCTGTCATCATCAGCAATTCAACGGCTGCATCCGAATCCAAATTGTGGTTGGATAGAACGCCCTTAATCAGTTCACGCAGTTGTCCACCATTCATTATGATAATTCCTTTCTCAATTGGATTAGATACCACATACACCGGACTTACACTGGTATTCTGAGGAGTCGAACTCTTGTCCTTCAAGCTCAGCGGCTTCAGCGTAAGGGACTGCGGTGAGGGTCTGACCTGCTCTTGCGTTATTAGGATATGTAGTAATGCCACGCAGCCGATGACAGTACTTCCGAATAATATCCCCAAGGTTAGAAACAGTTTGCTCATTGTTTAGCTCACTCCCCCATTCAGGTAGGTTGATGGTGGATGATATACCCATGTCAACATACGCCTGAACGTCTGCCTGAAACTTCACCCTCCTTTCAGGGTCAGAAGCCAGGGCATAAGCGGTATCGGTAATGTTGTCAGGATCGCAGCCCAGGGCCTGTGATATGGCCTTGGCCGTGGGGTCCACGAAGTACTGTTCCTTCCAATGTTTCCCGCCTACAAGGTACCGTCGTTTGACAGCAGGAGCGAACAGAGGCTCGATGCCTGAGGTCGTCCCTCCCATGATGGAGATGGTACCGGCAGGGGCTATTGCTCTGAATCGGACTGGTCTTGAGATGGACAAATTATCCGCAGCACTAATTGCGGATCGTTTTGACACATCTCTGTATACGGACAGCCAGTCGTGCAATTCGGGTGTAACCTCGTATCGTTCTCCTCTCTTGAGAAGCCATTCGTGGATACCCATGAGGCCAAGCCCAATCTTTCGGCTTCGGTCACGTACAACTCGACATCGTTCATAAGGGAGTTCTGCTCGAACGGAACCACAAACAAGGAAAATGGAGGCAAGTCGGACAACTTCTTCGAGTTCATCCATGTCCTCAATTGCCGCCAGGTTGAGCGAACCCAGGTTACACAAGTCGCTGTCTTGGTCAGAAATGAATTCACAACACGCATTACGATATACCTCCTTTGCTTGTTCACCAAAGTTGAAACACATCCCAGGTTCACCAGTTTCACACATCTGATAGACCACATTGTCGAAGACTGAGGATGTATATTCCGGCATCCCAAGTTCATGTCCCATGCGGTCATGATAATCCCAGGCATCATCGAACAACACACTTATGTTGGTCTGGTCCATCGGTGCCGGAAAGTTGTAGTCAAGAGCTTTCTGTTCCTGAACAACCTCCGACCAATCCTTCAGATGGATGAACTTATTGATGTCGGGATGGTCCCAATGCAGTCCAGCCCACAGAGCAGACCGCCTGGATCCACCTTGTTGAACATTCCGGCCAATCTCATTGAGCATGAGCATCAAGGGAATCGGACCAGAGGCCACACCACCGGTCCTTTTCAGGATGGAACCTTCAGGTCTCAGGTCGGAATAGACGACACCAACGCCACCGCCAATCATTAAGGCTGAGGTGGCATTGTGTACCAGGGTAGACCACCCTTCTCTGGTATCTTCAACACCCATGGCGAAACAGTTGTTATAGAACTGGACGGCTCGGCCTGCATAGTACAGGTAGCGTCCACCAGGGATGAACTTACGTTTGAGGATGATTCCGAAAAT